AGTAGAAAGGTATTCGTAGTGTGCAGGTGCATCGTTTAAAGGAATATCATCTACAGTAGTTTTGTTTTCTTGTGAAGCATTAAAAGATACAATTACTTTATCACCTTTAGCACCTGTTAATTTACGCTTAACATCATTTGCAATTTCTTGTCTTTTTTCTTCTGGTGGTATATTGTTATTGAAGTTAATTACTTTAGTACCACTAAAGCCATTCATTACATCATTAATCAAGTAATCTGCAATTTCTTCTTCTAATTTAGCGTATGGTAAAGCACCAGAATAATCTATAGGAGTGTAATAATGATAACCTGATACATAAGGTTTAATAACATAAATTTCTACTTCATTACCATTACCAAAACCAAAAGCAGGAATACGCTTTAAAACATCTCCATTTCTGTATTTAGTCCAATCGTGGTGATAGTACCAAGCTTCAACTTCTCCTTTATCGTTACATTTTTCAGCTCTTAAAGTATTCATAGGAAAATGATCTATTCTAGTTACTTTACCTTTTGAGTAAATAACCTGCATAGAAGCCATACCTAGTAATTTTCTTTCTAAAGCTACTTTCTTTAAGCAATCCCCTTTTATAATAGACATCATTTGGGCATACTGATCAGGTTTTCTATTCGAATCAGTTGCAGAAATACCTTTACCATATATCATATTGGTAACACCAGTAATAATAGCGTGGTTAGTATTAGAATAAAGATATCTATCAATTAAATACTGAAAGTAATTGTTATCAGTTCCGTATTGTACAAAATCTTTATTTTTGCTTTCTTCTATTATAGGAGATGTATAAGCACTTAAATTTAAAATGTGTATGTTATTCATAAATTATAAATTCGTTATCTGTAGTATGCTCTACATAAGCATCTTTATTTATAGTATAATCTGCTATAGTTTGGTTAGTGCAAAAAGCTAAACCTGTATAAACTACATTAGAATTATTTTTAACTTTAATAGTATAGTATTTATTTTCTAAAACATCTAAAGCTACGCTAGTTTGAATATAGTATTTAGAAGCAGTAAACGTACAATTAACTTCTGTTTCTACATTTGTTTCTTCATCAATCAAAACTATAGAAGTAGCAGTAGTACCATTTACAATAAATCGTAATGTTTGTACTCCTACTTGTTCTTTTAGTATTATCATTGTTTTATTTTAAAAATTAAAAAACTACAAATTTGTTATAACAAAAAAAGGGTAGCAAAAAGCCACCCTTTAAAAGTAATATAATTAAATATTAAGATCCAACAACAACAGTAAACCCTGCTCCTGCTAAAGTATCTCCGATAAAGTTAGCTGGTACTGGTTCCATACCTGTTAAAGTTAAAGTATAACCAGAAAGATCTCCCATAGCACCACCTGTTACAATAGTACCACCAGTTACATCCATTCCGTGTTTTAATCCTGCATAAAAGAAATTACCATTGTTATCTTCAACAATAACTTGTGGACGACCATAAGCCATCAATTTAAGTTGTTTGTTATCTACAATAGATAATTTTTTAAATGTAAGAGCTAATACTTGCTCAAAGAATGTAGTTCCGTTTTCCCTAGAACTATTTATATTTTGTGTAAATGTAGAAGCACCTTTTAAATCGTATTTATATGCTGTAGGAGTACCAGCTACATCGTCAATAACATCTGTATTAGTGCCATTGTAAGTGTAACCTGTAGCATCACCATAATTTACGAAATAAACAGCTTTTAATCCACCTACTGAATCTTTACAAGGTTCGATTCTACCTAATGAAATATCACAAGCCATAATTTATATATTTATTTTGAGTTATTAATAAAAAAAAAGGATGGTGTTTATTCCACCACCCTTTTAAGTTTAGTTTTGCTAATTATTAGTTAGCAGAGTTAGTGATTCCGTAAGTTACGATATCTTGTACGTTTCCGTATTGTACACCAGCAGTAAATCTAGCTACTACTCTTACATTTTCAGATCCGTCCAAATCTGCCATATCAATTAATTTAACAGTGTTTAGGTCATTTAATAAACCTGTACCGAAATATAAGTTAGATTTTTCAGCAGCAATAGCAGTGTTAGCAGCCATACCATTACAAACGAATATTTTAACACCATCAAAAGTAAGTGATCCGTTATTCCACCATTGAGTACCCATAGAGTTAGTACCATTAGCACCTAAACCAGAAGCTCCAAAACCACCTAAAGCACGTACATAAGCTTTAGCAATATTTTGAGATACATAGATATGTAAATCTTCTTTTCCGTAAAGTGCAGCAGGAAGTGCATCAACGATTTTTCCTAATTCAGTGATAACATTTGAAGCAGTAACTGTAGTACCAGCAACTTCTTGTGCAGTAGGTAAAGCAGCATCAGCAGCTAACAAAGTAGCGAAACCTGCAAATTCTCCTGCATTAGCGTTAACACCTCTCCAGATGTTTTGTTCTGTTTTCTCAGCAACTTTAGCAGCAACGTGAGATAAAATGTAATCAGCAAATGATGGAGGCATAGAGTCAAATGCAGAATATCCCATTTGTACCGCTTCCCAATCAGATTTGAAATCTTTTTTACAAAGTTGTAAGTTTACTTGAAACTCCTCTGGTTGTAAAATTCTTTCAGTTAAAGTTACAGTAGAAGTAGCATCAAAATCACAAGTTGCATCTTTAACGATTGCATCAGTAGCAAGTTTTTTAATTACTTCTTTGTATTTAACGTTTGGTTTTACTTCGATACCACCATTTTCGATAGTAGAAGCTGATAATAATGCAGCAGAGATATATTTACCTGCAAATTCACCAGCATAAGTAGTTGTAATTGACGTTGTAGTAGCCATTTTTTTAGTGTTTAATTTTAGTTATTATTAATGTTTGCAATTTTACTCAATACAGTATCAAAAGTATTTCTAGTTCTGCTTTGTGAGTATAGGTTTAATTTAACCTCAGAAGTTGCTTCTGGGTTGTGTACTAAAGGTTGTGCAGATAACTCTACACCCTCTTCTTCTTTTACTTCTTTTAAAGAAGCTAATTCAGTTTTTAAAGCTTCAATTTCTGCTTTTAAAGCATCTACTTCTTCTTTCGAAAAGTGCGATTCTCTAATTGTAGATTCGATAACTTTTTTAGGAGTAGCAGTTTCTGACATTTCTTGTTCAACTTCTACTTCTACTTCAGGTTCTTCTACCTCTACTTCAGCTTCAGGCATTTCTGCTTCTTTAACTTCAGCGATAATACCTTCTTCAACAACGATTAGCATCATACCATCCTCTAGTTTGTACTCTCCAACTGGTAAAGCGATACGATCTTCTTCGTTAACGATAAAAACAGGCATACCAGCTTCAAAAGCTTCAGCTTCTAAAACTGTTCCGTTATCTAACTTCATTTGGGCTAGTTTTACTTCCATTCCCAAAATGGTTTTGATTTGATTAATTACATTTGACATATTTAATTGATTTAATTAATTTTAAAATCTTTTAGCATATTCTGCAGAATAAGTAGCCATAGCAGCAACTTCTTTCTTCCATTCTTCCCAAGCGTTCATAGTCATTCTAGCGTCTTGTACAGCTGGTGTATTAGAAGCGTCTAAACCTAATTCTTTTGCAGCAGTTTCAATTTCTTTAATCATAGTCCATAAATTAGCTGATAAAGGCATACCTGATTTTGCACTTGCAGAAAACTCATTAAATTTTTTAGCTAAAGCTAAAGCTTCCGCTTTTAATCTATTTAATTGATCTTGGTATTTTTGACCAGCAGCTAAATCTTTTGTTACTTTCCCTGAAGCAGCAGCTAAATCTTTTAAACTAGCTAAATCTACTTTTTGTACTGATAAATCAGTTTTAAATAACTTGTTCGTAATGTTGTTTAATTCGTTACGCATTGTTTTTGTTTTAAAAATTAATAATTATTTATTTGTTATATTTTTAACCTCTAGTGTTTACAATTACTCTAGCTTGGTTAGCATTAGTTACTTGACTAACACCTTGACTTACTAATGTACCTACACCTTGATTTAATAGATCACCATTACAGCATTCTGCTTTATAAGTTCCGTCATCACATAGACAACCTTTTCTTCCACCCTCTGGGCTTGTTTTACTTTTTGTTTTTTTCATTGTTTAATATTTATGGTTTTGAGTTCTTTGAATAAAATAAATCACATCGTGTAATTGACCTGAATGACTGGCTAATATTTTAATACTTAATCCATTTGTAATTACATCATCATCTGAATAGTATTGAAAAGTTTTAGCATAAGAGTGTTCTACATCATTGCCTTTAGGAAAAGTAATAATATCTCTTATCCTATCATAAGGTGTACCATTACCACCCTCTAAATACAATTCCATATATCCGTTAGCATTACTTATTTTAGCTTTAAACGTTATTGTAATAATATATACATCGTTTTCAAACTCAGTTCTTAATTTATTATTAGAATAAAATGCAGTATCGGAGTGTATATGTGAATTAATTACATTACCTGAATTATTAGGTACAGTAAAAGCAGTTGTATTAAACGAATAAGGCGAAGCAGAAGTATATTGTGTATCATCATATCTAGCCCAACCTAAACCCATTTTATCAGATTGTGGTGGGTATACTATTACTTGCTCATTATTGAAACCCATAAATAAAGCTTCATCAGTAACTAACATAGCACCTTGTTCGATGTTTACACTATCTACTTCCGTTTGAGTTGCTTCTTGTACGTGAACTTTGTATGCTGTGTTTATAGTTGTAGCCATTATATGTTTCTTAAAACTTGTTTAATTTGTTCTATTAAAGTTTCTTCTTCTGTTAGTTCTTTGCTTAATTCTTTTTTAGATTCTAATTTATCAGCAAAATATCCCTCAAGTGAAAATCCTTTAACTTTACCTGTTTTTACAAAGTCATTCCAAATTTCATCATTATCAACTTTTATAGAAGCCATCCAAGTACCAACTGGCACACTTAAATTGTATAAAGCAGATTTATCTTTAGTTAAATCTTCTACTATCCAAGATTCAACTACTGTTAAACCCTCAATAGCTTTTTGGTGTTCTAAAGTGCTATTAGATTGGTTACCTTTTTTTAAGAATAATTGTGAAGCTTTTACTACTGTATCTTTTGAAAAATAAATGTAGTATTCAGTATCTCCACTCTTTCTATAAATAGGTTTTTCTGGTATTAATACAGCACCCATTAATATACGCTTTTCTTTAGACACTTCTGCAAGTTTAACTTCTTCTGCTTTTAAAGCTACAAAGTCCGATTCTATTGCAGGTGATTCTACTACGCTAATAGCTTCTACACCTTGCAATTCTTCATTATCGTCTATAATTAATTCTATTAAGTTCATTTACTTTTTATTTAAAAATTAATATTATATTAAATTGTTATTTATCCTAATGTAGCGTTGTTTACTATGTTTCTATTTAAACTTTGTGCAGATGTTACATTACTTGCAACTACATAAGCTTGTACAGGTGGGACCCCTTGATCGTTCATAACTTGTGCTATTTGATTTACACCACCAGCACCAACTACATTAAAGCTTGGGGCAGCAGGTGCGGCAGCAGGGGCTGTAGGCGCAGCACCGCCACCACCTGATTCTCCACCACCTGTTAATAGTTTTTTAGCTCTTGCTATATTTGATAAAATAGTAGCGGCACCACTTGCGTAAAATCCTATTTTAGTTGCTAAATAAACTGCTGGGGCAGCAGGTCCTGCAGTTGAAGCTGCACCCGCAGCACTTGCTTCAGTTCCTTGCATCATTTTTGAAAATGCAACAGCACTATCAACCCCTATCTGAACCAAAGCTAAAGCTTTCATAGCACCTTGCCCTGCTTTACCTCTAGCTATCCCTGCAGATTGTAAACCTGTTAATAAATCTTCACCACTTTTAGCAATAGAACCTACGGCATTAGATACATTTTGAAAATCAATTATTCTTTGATTAAATGCTTCTTGCCTTCTTTGTTTTTGAGCTTCTTCGCTATCATAAATTATTTGTGCATTTTGTAATTCAAATAATTTTTGTTGATTTAGAATTTCCTCATTATTACTTTGAATTAAATCTTTTTTAGCTTGATTTGCATCAGTTAAATTTTGCAATTCAGTTGCATCGAATTCAATATCTTGGGTTGCTAATTGTTTTTTATAATCTTCATTTAATTTTTTTAAATCTTCTTTATTTTTTTTTGCTGTATCTTTTGTATTTTTTGCTAAATCTTCATTATGTTTTTTAACATCCTCTGCTTCTTTTCTTCTTCTATCAGTTGCTTCTTGCGCTACAGCTACTTCATTATCATTTATTATTTTCTTTTTTTGTTTGACGCTATCATATAAACCTTCTCTTTGTTTATTAAATGCTTCATAAGAAGCTTTAACTAATTTATCTTGTGCTGCTATTGCTTCATCACTAGCATCATTTGCTTTTAATGTAGCTAAAGTATCTGCTTCTCTTAAGAAAGTAGATCTAGCCAACATTGTGTTTTTATAATTTAATGCTACTGCTTCTTCAGCGTGTTTTAAAGCTAATTTTCTTAAACTTTCCGAACTTGCTCCATTTGCTTTTGCTAAATTATATTGGTGATTATTATAATCGGTTAATTTGTCAACACTATTTTTAGCAGCTTTTTCTTGGTCTTTTAAAGCAATAGTATTTTTCTTTGTAGCAGCCATAGCTTTTTCATTGGCTTCGGCACTATCCATAAACATAGTTACTAACTTATATCCTGCAGCTATTAATGCAACTACAACAGCAACTACAGCACCAATAGGATTAGCAGCCATAGCAGTATTCCATAACCATTGTGCAGCAGTAGATGCTTTTTGAACTATTGAATAGCTCATAACAACAGCTCGTAATTGTTTAAAGCTATCGATACTTTCACCTACTGCTTGTATTCCTTGTGAAATAGCCATAGCAGATTGAACTTTAAGTATCATTTGCTCTACTTCCGCACTTTCACTACCAAGCAATCCCATAGCACCAGTAACAGCAGAAAACCCACCTGCTACACCTGATAAACTATTTGTTAAAGCATTAAATTTTGCATCAGGGTTAAAGGCATCAGTTAAATCTTTAGCATCACCTATTCTATCTCTTAACTCAGCAGCTCTTTTAGCAGCTTCTACAGCTTCTTTAGAGGTCGCACCAAACTTATCAGATAATGCAGCAACTTCATTTTGCGCTTCTCTTAATTGTGATTTTAAACTCCCTACTGATTTAGCAGAATCATCTAAATTACTTTGTACATCTAAGTTTACTGTTTTTGTAATTGCCATTTTATATATCTTTTAAGTTGAGTTTTATTTTTTTTAAACGTTTTAGGCAATTCGTTTTTACCTTTTGCAATTTCTATATTTTCGCTAACTCCATAATGGTCTTGCAGTTGCAATAATTGAATTATATTTTTAAGCATATTGTATAATAGTTATATATTGTTTTGTATCTGGGTTATGATATGTAATTTCTATTTCTTTATATACATCATTACCTGTAGTATTAGAATCAATAGGCACTATAAAAGTTCCATCTGCAGTATTACCTCTAGCAGCAAACGCTGTAGGGTTATATTCTACATCGTATTCTTCACTATTTAATTTTAAAATAGTAACTTCTAAATCTTGTGCTGTATTATCTATAGTAAATAAATCTTTTATAGCAAATCTACCACCTACAGAATTAGATACTTCTCTAAAATCAGATATCAATTCAAAGTCAACTTCACCTGTAGTTAAATCAGTTGTGAATTGGTTTATAATATACTTTTTATCCTTATAAACTATTTTATCGTTTAATTTAATATTAGATAATTCAGTAATAGGCATAATAGCTTTTAATTTAACTACTCTACAACGAATATCGTATAAACCACTAATATAGTTTCTATACCATAAAGCAAATAAACTATCACTTGCTAAAGCACTTAAGTTCCAGCTTGATTGTTCTTCTCCAAAGTTTAAACTTGCTATATTATTATTTAAAAACAACTCATTTGAAAATCTTTGATATGTACTCAAATTATAGTAAGATGAACCTGTATACATTTTAATACTAGTGCCTAAACTTTGTAAATTATTTTTATACATTAAAATAGGTTTCGGCTTATATGGTTTTAAATCTTTGTCAATTAAAGAAGTAGTTTGAAAGTTACCTATTGTTGATCTTTCCCACATAACATCTTCAAAAGGAGTTTTTATATCATAAGTAGTACTTTCATTACTTAAATCATCTTCATAAATTAAATCACCATAATCATATTTTCTTTGAAATGTATTTCTAAAAAAGTTGTTTAATACGTTATCCGATTTTTCGTGGCTAAAAGATAGCTTCTTAAATAATTTAGTTCTTTCTAAATCTACACTATCGTTAATTACATAACTATTAATGTTTATATAATTACCATAAGCATAATAAAATTCTAATGGCTCTAAATTAAATTCAGTTTCACCTGTAGCAGTTATAGTTAAATTAAATATTTTTATTAATCCATTAAAGAAAT